GCTTAGTGTGTTGGTATTGTGGGGTGCTTCCCTCATCTATCTCTTCCATTGCCATGGAAGGTTTTGCGAAAGTAATATCAATATTACCGCCTGTATCTGTCGTCATTGGGTCTGCAAAGAACTGCATAACTGGAAGGTCTGTGACCTTGTAATCCAGAATAGCGTCTTTGTAATCAATGAGGACTCGCTCACCTGTTCCGCCAGTTGTGGCGTAGGAACCTGTGTTCAGGCTAGTTAATAAACCGGGAGTTGCGTCGACCATCTAAATCACCTGCCTCCGACCCACATACACTTTACCAGACCCTCTGCCGTTGTGGCGCGAGTCTCTAAAGCTATTGCTACTGCTGTACCTGCTGCTGCGAGTGTTGCTGCATCAGCAGTAAAAATCAATACTCCATCAGCGTTGACAGCGCCCAAATCACCAACAGCAACTGCGCCAGTAGCGGAAATGTTTAAAATTACGCCGTGGCCAGTTATAATATTGGCTGGTCCGTTGTCAGCTGCATCAGTTAGCGATACACCACAAGTTGTTACTGAATTAACAATCGCTGGTCGTACATCGTTTGCAGTTCCTGAGAGCTCAATATCCACCACTTCTCCACCTGTAATAGCGCCGTTCGCTGTGAACGGTAAGATACGTGCTGGTGCTCCTCCATCGTTTAGTAAAATTTCTGTTGCCATACTTATTCACCTCTATAGTATTCTGGGTCTATCTTAATATTCCCATCCACTATCTTCATACCGAACTTCCTCTCGGACTCTGGTACTTCACCCTCATCGGCTGATTTACCTTTTCCGAAAGACCTCTCGGCCTCTTGCGTGGGCTCTGGCATTGCTGCTAAAGCCTCACTAAACCCAGTCAGTCTGGGTTCATCCCATGCAGTTAGTTCCTCTACACGCATATCCTTCTTATCTTCTTCGAGTGTCCCGAACAAGACTTCGCGGGATATAATCGCTTCTACAGCTGCACCCTTTCGAGTTAATTCTTCCTTAGCGATTCTCGTTTCCTCAGCAAGCTTAAATGCTTCAATTTCTTTCAAAGCATCTGCGTACTTGGATTCGATATCCGTTTTGGAAGCCTCAACTTCATTAAGTTGTGCGCGTAGAGAAGCGAACTCGCGTTCGACAATGCTCTCTGCATCGGATTTAACATTTGTTTCCTTAACTTCTTCAGTCATAGTTACCTCTGTTTTCCCGTCTTCACATTCACATGCTCCTTCTTTACCACCACAACCACAGTCGTGGTCGTTTTCCGGCGCATGTAATCCACATTCCTTTTCAATAGTACATTCTTTACAGACGGGTTCCATCGTTTCATTGTCAATGAAACTTACCTCTGTAGGACGAATCTTGGTGGCAAATGTGTCACCCATCACGTCGATATCGTTGGAAAACCAGTCGATACTAACGTGAGTCATGTCCCCGTCCTTGACCTTGTTCATCACTTCTTGACCACGACCATATTTATTAGACACCGTTGCCAGCATCTTGATTGCGGTCTTTCCATTATCCATCTTGACCAACTCAGGATTAGTTGCCATGCCGATTAAATCCTCAGTCGTTCGCTGATGGTCAATATACATTGGAAGCTCCTTAAAAGCTTCTATATTATCTTTTAAAGTACCTCCCTCTATATAAACCTTATGTTGCTTTCCGTCTTCCTCATACTCATGAGGCCCGGAAGTAATAGCGGTTACCGGAAATGATACAGAATCAATTCCCTCATCGCTAGTAAATGTCATGTCGTCACCTTCTCCTAAAGAAAGCGCAAATGACCTTTGAACCGGCTCAATGGTTTTGCCCTCTGCAAATTCCCGCTCTACGCCATTCTCTTGCGCCCACATGTTACACATGCCAGCTGCAATCTCCTCGGAGTTATCAAAACCCCTCTTCTTAAGTGTAGCTTTAACTGATGTCATACATTTCTGATACGTCATGTTCTATCACCTGTTGCGTTTGCGGAGGGCTTATTGCCCCTGTTCTGTGCTCTGGCAGATTCCTCTTTCTTATCTGTCTTCTTACCGCCAGAAATGTTGGCATTCTTGCTTCCCGGTCCACCTTCGAGTGGGCTAGACTTTACATCTTCCGAAGTTTCCATCATTAGTTCTGTAACTCCTTCAGGGTCAAGACCACGCTCCTCTCTGACTTCACCGGGCGATAATACTCCTTCGGACAGATATATCATATCCGTCTTAGCTTTAGTGAATGCGTCTTCAACATTAATTTGCCTAAACTTAAACTTAGCTTCGCCCTTCTCCAATTGAGGCATCAGCTGTGCATTGAGTGCTCCTTCTACTAATGATTGTAGATAGCGCACATAGGGTTCAAAAATGGGTCGCGCCTTTTCGGGGTCCGACCACATTGTCATGGGTACTTTAAGAGCCATATGAATCTTGGCAAGTATATCATCAGTATATTTACCATATTCAAAAGCTCGTTGTGTGCCCTGTAATTCTTTAATTATTATGTCGTTTCCATGGATAATATCTTCACCGGGAGCCAGTGAATTAAATGCATCTACTATTTCGTTTATCTTATCAGGACCATAGGGCATATCAGGTAATCCAGCACTTACATCGAAGCGACTGGACGCATATTTGTTTAATGCTGCCCCTATATCCCTCTCAGCGTAATCCTTTAAATCCACGAGATATAAAATAGGATGAATGTCGGAAAGTCCGTATGCGTAATCATCGAAGGTATTATTCTTGAGTTCTATTATCTCATCTTCTTCAAAACGCACATTCTCTTCATCGTCTCCTACTTTCTGATAGTAGTATTCTATCTGACCGTGCTCATTTCTCTTTACAAACATATTTTGGCTTGACCTTAAGACCAGATTATCTCCGGTCCACTCAAGGTAACCTGTTCCAAAAATACGAGCATTCCTAAGCCACCCATATAGAATATTCTCTATATTGATGTCTCTAAACATTTCTTCGACTTCTTCGCGTACGTCATCTTCATCTGTTACTATATCAAAATTATCTTTAACAGCATATAGGCACGGTAAATCAACGAGAGTGCGTATAATAGGGTCTGATAGATATACATTCATATAAGTTCTATTCTTCCCTAAGTGGGGCTCATAGTCCTTAATCTGATTAAATCCACCAAATCCTTTATTGATTTTTAATCGTTTTATCACACCCGCACCGAAACTGCGAGGGTCGTCTTCTTTGTACGGAGGATTGCTGCCAGTGACAGCAAAACGGCGTCTAATATTGTCTACGAACGACATGGCTTTAAATAACTAATCATAATGAGTATATAAAGTTTTTGTTACATTCCCCTTAGTGGTTCCTTGTTTAATGGCATTTTTCGGCGTGTAGTAGCAAATAATGGAGTCGGTCCAGAATATTGAGGGCGACCCATACCCGAAGTTTTGTTAATAGGGGTAGATACTATACTTTTACCGAAATTACCAGTCATGGGTAACATACTAAGCGTAGCATGTAGAGCCATAGCTGCACTATCACAATAATCGTCATGTCTTCCACTGGGCGCTGATATCTTCTCTGTCTTGTTGGCTATATCCATAGTATATTCTAAATCCATATGTTCTCGTGTCCATTTATGCATCATCTTAGCCTCATCCCCTACTAAGCCTTGGGGATTAGGCACTCTTACTCTTCCTTGTTGTATGAAGGATTGATAATCCCTATACATCTGAGTCTTAGTTCCTTTGGGACCACCTGTAAAGACAAAAGCTACAAAATGAACCCCAACTTCTAGTGATGCTAAGCGTAAGTCGTGTTCTACAGCTCCTCCGATACCCGTACAGTCGACAATAAGCCTATTAGCTCCTAATCTCTCAACCACATCCATAATACGTCGCCGTTGGTAGGGTATATCATGGCCGCCAGTCCTAGCATTGATTTCTTCAATGTAAATTAGGCGTGCAATGTTCTCCTTGTCGGTCTTCTCAAGAGACCAAGCACTAATAACCGTAGAATTAACGGATTTACCGATATCTACTCCAACTGTAATGTTGCTTCCTGATACAACCCCGTCAAGAGTATTGAGTAAGTAGTCATCGTAGCAGTTCTTTATTTTTTCTGGAGTAAATACATTCGACACCGATTCTACGAACTCGCATTCGTATTCAGTTCTCCAGTAGATAGAATCTTCTCCCCATTCAGTCATCTTCTCCAGCATTTCTTGTTCATCATAAGGAGCTGAATAAGCGTCTCCCTGCTTTATAGCATCCCTCCATGTAAAATGCATTCTTTGGAAAGTATCGGCATAAGCGTCATCATACAAGTAACGATACATATGATTGTCTTTTGATTTGGGAGTACCTAAGTTTATAAATGGTGCCTTATTAGAAACTATGGCTGGTTCTACATTGTCAATAAATAGTTTATCGTCAATGAGAGGAGACTCATCGACTACTAGGAATGTAGGGTGTTGTCCCCGTATAGCCTGTCCTTGATTAGTAGGCGCCAATGGAGCCCTTCGCATTATAGTGCCCCCTTTAAGTGTTATGTTGGGCTTATTATGAAATCTATAATTAGCTACCAGTCCATTAAGAAAGGCATTATCAGCGAAATGCCTGTAAACGTAATTAAATATAAGAGCTGCTTGGTCCTCCGTAGGAGCAAGGATAAAAACTAAATCCCTGAAACGATTAAAGAACATATAGATAGTTACAGCTACGGAAAGAGCGTAAGATTTCCCACTACCTCGTGGAGCTAATATAGCCAACTTAGTTTGCCTACCGTCTTTCCTTTCTATTAAGGCTTCGAGTATAATTGACTCCTGTAAAGGTCTCAATTTAAGAGGACGTTGATTTGCATCCAAAAGATACGCAGAACAGAAAGCGCGTACCAATTTACGCATCTTGCTCTTTTTCTGTCTACACTGTTTGAATATATTCTCTAAGTGTCTTGAATCTAGTCCGCCTTTACCTGTTAAAAGGCCCTTTAGGTGCTTCTCTTCCTTCATCATCAGTTAAATCCTCCAAAAACGTTTCAAACATTTCTGTGCTTTTCTCTGCTACTGTGGGAACTTCGATATTCAACGCTCGGAACTCAGTATGTATGTCTTTAACGATTGTATTTCTTTGTCGCAAGAGCTCTGTTCGCGCGTTAACATCCCGAATACATATAAGAATTTCTTCCCACAATATATCTTCAAGAGCAAGATTGCGCGCCAGAAGACGGACAAGCTCTTTATGACGACCATATTCTGCTTCTCCGACTCTCTGACGTAATCGCTGCTCGTATTTCTCTACGTTCAAAGTGCTTTGCCTTCGGCAAGGGCTGACTTGACTTCACTCTTAACCAGTGCGGCTAATTTGTCGTCATGCTCGTCCCATGCGGTTAGCAATACATTTCGAACTAAAGAGTCCTTTACGTGCTTTTGAGCTGCTTCATCCAGCTTCTCGTATGCTTTCATCTGGGTCTCAGTTAGATTCTTATCCAATAGAGTCATCAGTTCTGCTTCATTATTCTTTAAGTATTTAAAGACTAACGCTTTAACTGCTGGTACGGTGTATGCTATATAAGCACCAAGTCCTAATACTAAAGCAGCTAGTGCTAGAAGCACTGGGTCATCCATCAGACTATCTAAGAGTCCTGATTCTTCCACACTCTCGAGAAGTTCGGTTACATTACCGCCCGTCTCGTTGTTTTCATTTGTTGTGTTGTTCGGCATTGTTGTCTCCTATTTCGTGTTCGTGTCCATTCCTAAACGTTCCTTTCCTTGTCTGTTCTATCTGACTGTTCTGTTGAGCAGTCCATAATTCTAATATTTTATATATAATAACGAGCGCAGGTGAACCTATAATCAGAAGAATTGACTTATAAGATTCTATATCTTCTACTATTGATGGCTCTCTAAAAGCCATAGCAACTAAGAATATAGATAAACCTACCCAAGCCATTACAACTGGGGCTGCTACTAGCATCATCATGAAATTAGCGAAATTCCCATCAGGGGATGTTGCGTCTTTCTTATGATTACTCATTTCTTCTCCTGTAATAATAACTTAATTTCTGCGAGAGCTATTTTTACCACATTCATATCCTCTGCATTTTTTTCATGCCGAGCTCCAAATTCGTTCTTCACTTCATATAGTGAAAAAACCATAAAGCGATATAAGGCATAAATTGCTCCAAGAAGGAGTATTAACGGTAGTCCATAATCTTCGATTGCGACTAAAACATCTTCCATTATTCTTTTTACACAACGCGCCTATATAAAGATTACCCTAATCAAAGTCAGGAAACTGAGACTGGCTCTCTACATCCAAGTCTAATTTGGTTGAAGAAGGAATATCAGAATAATTCTCCTTGGGTCTCTTTTTATATTTGGGTTCCCACTTGGGTATCTCTACATCACAGGGTCCACCATTATGTTGCTTATTAAACGAACACCACTTACATAGATTCTGGGGCACCTGCTCGTATCGGTCCTCATATTCTTCTTTCTGCTTTATACAGTCGTGTACCATCTTAATTAAGTCACGAGCCTCATCAAGCTCACTTTGCGTTATCTTGACGAAGAAGGTATCGTCGAAGCGAAGATAGTTAACGCCCACGAAATTGGGCATCTCTCCCATCTCTAATGTGTACAGAAAGGCGTAAATGATTAATTGTCGATAGTACTCCTCAGGGAGGTATGGTCCGTAGCGCTTACTGGTCTTATAGTCCAGCAATGTAGTACCACCGTCGAAATCATTACATACAACATCTACGACTCCTACTATTGCATACTCTACTGACTTAACCCATTTCTCAGCGTACTTGGGTGCCACAGCATTCCATGCCTGTTGCTTGTTCCTGTATATCTTCCACTGTACCATCTCAGTTAATTTCTTATTGACGGAGTCAACAAAATTCTGGAGAATAGCTTCTGTCTCCTTGTACATGGCATCCATTTCTTCATTGGTGTGAACTTCCCATAGCCACTTATGCTTCGCTATCTTCTCTTCCCAACCTTTCTCAAACTCTCCCTGTACCCATAACTTGGGCACTCCTTTCTCCCATTGGCTCAACGTCTTGAACTGCTGCTTGAAGAGTCTTTCGAGTACCTTATGTACCAACGTTCCACGGAAGAGATGTATAGTCTTCTTCTCGGGCAACTTGGCTATGTACTTGTAATAAAATTCGCGGGGACATTTCAGATACGTATTTATCTTCGATGGAGACAAGCGCATGTGGCTGGGCTCCCAGAAGTGCTTATCCTTTATCTTTTCCGTGGCCATTTTGGATAAGCCCGACTTAGCCTTTTTTGTCATGATTCCATTCTCCTGCTATCCCGTTCATTGTAAATCGAGTCTTCATTTCGTATGGCTTGCCACACGTTATACATACCATTCCATAGGTCTTGACTTCTTTACATTCGCACTTTTCCGTGGCTGCTACGAAGTCGCTATAAGACTTACCGTGGAAGCCATCAGGGTCTTCAGTAAGCTCTACTGTGCTCATGTTTTTTGCGTTCTTTTTCGACATGGTTATTTTTCCTATAGAAACTTAAAGCACCTCACTATTTAAAGCTTTCGCGAGGGGTCTCAGTTCGGCCCCCACGGTCCTGAACTGAGGATGCTTAGTAGAGCTTATTATTGTTGTTAATAGTGATACTCTACTATCTTTAATATAGCTGTATAAAGAAGGTTCAAAATATGGCTCGATTTGTTTAAGGGGGTAGTCAGAGAATATGTAGGGGGGGCCTGACTGAGTTTAGACGGGAGTAACCACAATAAAATAAACCATAAGCAGAACTAAAAAAGAGCTATAAATTAAAGTGCTAAGCACGAATAGACCTAAAACCTTTATATACTACATGCTACTGATAGCTTGTGAGTGAATACCCAAACAGGTTGGAAAGTGTCGATATAGAGCGACACATGGAAGCAAAGAATAGGATAGTCTGTATATCCTGTTCGGAGTCAGTCCCCGAGGACGGCAACTGGCATTTTATAGTTTCGGAGACATGGTGCCACCAATGCGTTATTGACGCTGATTTGATAGGTCACACTTATGGATAAATTTTACATCTATAAGTTAGCCCGTCAGGCAGAAAAGACAAACTACAATTTTGTAGACATCCAGATGGATAAAGCCCCCGATAAGGGGGCCATATACTATGGCTTAACACAGAATCCACAAAAGCGATTAAGCCAACACAGACCAATAAAGGGTCATGATGTCAGCATGTGCATAATAGCAGAGTTTGACTCTGTGTGGTTTGCTTTAGAGCATGAAGCCAAAATAATAGCAGACCATGTCAGGACCTATGGAAAGGCCCCTGAAATGCAAGGAAAAGCCAATTCTGGAGTAAAGGCCACCCCTAAGGGGGGTGGTCAGCAATGAATAAAGAATTTAATAATATTTGGAAGTTCATTAAATCAGGTCAACCAGATACAGCAAGCATGGCTATAAGCATGGCTAACGGCCTTAATGAAATGGATAATACAAATTATGAAAATTCAGAAAATGAAAATAGCTTCCTTGAATTAAAAACATTAATCTATAAGAAAGTCGCTTTCTGTAATGATAATATACCTGATACCCTATGCCCAGAATTACAATTAAAACAATGGTTCTGGTTTTACGTCAGTGCCCTAATACAGGGTCGTTATGATGACGCAAGCTATAACTTAACCATATGGGAATCATACCGTAAAGAGGTTAAATAATGGCTTTAAGATTTAATAGAAGATGGCGACAAATAGCAAAAGACATTAAACCTAAAGAGGACGCTTGGAAAGGCTTTAAGCCTATACAAAAGGGGTCTTATGGTGGTGGCTTAGGTCACTGTGATAAATGTAAAAATCCAAGGATGACATTCGTTCACTGTGTAAAAGGACTTAAGACTTATTGTAATAAACATAAAGGGGGTGAATAAATGGAATATCAAGATTGGTTGGTATGGCACATGATTATTGCGTCATCACGACACAGCATTAATTAAGCTGAGTAAAAGAGGACTTAGGGTTAATATCCCTAAGTCCAAAATACGCCCTTGTCTGAGCGTAAGCTTTATTTTTTTTTATTTTTATTATCAAAGTTCCATCCGCGTGGAAAAATCTTTTAATTAATTTAATCCCGCGCTGTACGTGAGCCTAGGCCCGGGTGAGATACGCCATAACGCGTAGGTGAGAAAGAGAAACCCAGCGTCCCTTTTTTGCGGCCTTTGGCGGGGGTGAGATACGCCATAACGCGTAGGTGAGAAAGAGAAACTGTAGCACCACTTTTCCACAATTTTTGGACCCTTTATATACCCCCCTGTAGCTCTACATTTTCCTTTATATACCCCCTTCTATCTCATAAGGTTTAGGGCTCCCTAAATCCTATATTAGGGTATATAAGGCTTTGCGTAGTCTTTATATAGCCACACTCAATGTGTATGTATGCCTAAAATGAGTGAAACAACCGAAGCCAAATTCTATATCTATGCTTTAGTGTCAACTTCAGAAAAAGCACGTGGTGAAAATTCACTACGAGTGGACATGGGAACATTTGAAGGACTCGGTAAAAATATAGAATATATAGGAATCTCGAGACAAAACCCAACTAAGAGATTGAGCCAACATCAATCTAAGCCATTGTTTGAAAAAGCTATTGGAAAGAAAGTTAAAAATCTGGGAATGTTCATAATAGATTCTGGAATAAAATCCGAATGGCACGCACTTCGAGACGAAGCGAAACTCGTGTCTGATTACTTCGACCAATTTGGCGAAGCACCAAGACTGCAAGGAGCAGCAAACTCGGGAAAATACTAAGGAGGTAAAAAATGGATATCGACGCATGGATAGAAATTGAAATCGAAAGAATAAAACTCGGGGAATAATCCCCGACCTTTCGAGCATACGCAAACCGGAGCCGCAAGGCTCCTTTTCCATTCGTGGGGATTTTCAAAAAAAAGGCGAGCGGGATTTGTCCCCTTATATACCCCCTTATAGGATTTGCCTTACGTCGTCGTGAGAGACCACCCATAACTATATAACACTGGTAGCTACTGTCATATATGGACAAATATCAGGACTGGCTGACATGGCACGTTATTATTGCGTCGTCACGTCACAGTATAGCATAAGCAAAACAAACACTTAAGGCTGGGTTTCAGGGGCCGAATCCCGACCCAGCCCATAAGCTTAAATAGGGACTCCCTATTGTATGATTAATGAGGTAGCACCTTGTTAAGTGGTGGCTGAATAAAGAGACCCAATCTCTTAAGGCACTATTGACCAGAAACGAGAGCCGACTGGCGGAGTGACTGGTAATAGGTAGGACGCGATTAAAAACTACTCATGTAGTTGGGCGCGGACTTGGAGGTAAACACGAGACCTCCCCACACCTTACGATTCTCTATAGAGCACGCTGTGTTATAAGACGTATTCTTATAGCTGCAAAGTGCGAATCGGTTTGGCCGCAGCGAGCTCTTTATATACCCCAATGGCTAGGCGACGGGGTATATATAGTTTTTCCCCTCATGTGGAAATTTCAAAATTTCGAGCTTGAGCACAAAAACGTTCAAAAAAACGTAAGCGGGATTTTTCCCTTTATATACCCCCTTTCAGAAAAATGAGACTTGAGCACAAACGACCACCGAAAGACATATAAGCTCGTAGCCTACTGTCATGTAAGGAGTAAAAGACATGAGTGACCATAACCATGATACGTTTGGCGAGTGCGATAACTGCCAGCTTGAAAGTCGATTATACGGCGGAATATGTGAAAACTGCGATAATGAATATTTCGCAGAATTTTGGACGGGAGAAGATTATTAAATATGAGACACTCTAAAAAAATGGTTGGCGACTATCGTTACAGCTGTAAAGTATTAACGCACGTCGTTAGATTAAATGATGGCCATGTTATGCCTGACTGGATTGACTGCAAACCATCACAGGCTAAAGAAATAAGCCGAAGGTTAAGAAACCGTGAATATGACACGGACCATTATGCGGTAAGGATTCGCAGAAGTCCTAAAAGCCGCCACGCTAAAGACGTGGAACTTTGGACCGATGAAAAGGTATTTTGGTAGTATATATAGGCAGTCCGCTAGCCAAGGGGGTATATAAACCCCCTAGTGCAACCTTCCATCCCTGTGGAAAACATTTTCTAAAAATAGTGAGCGGGATTTTCCCCCTTATATACCCCCTTTTAGGAAAATGAGATTTGAGCACAAACGACCACCCAAAGGCATATAAGGGCATAGACTACTGTAGTATAAGGAGTAAAAGATGAGTGACCAGAGATGTGATAACTGTGACTTGGAAGATGTCGAATTATTCGGCGGTATATGTGAAAAGTGCGATGATGAATTTTTCGCAGAATTTTGGACAGGAGAAGATTATTAAATATGTTATTAGAAATATTTATAGCAATCATATCTATATCAGCATGGATAATCACATTCTGTGAAGCTTTCGAGGTTTGGGAATAACCTTATATAGGGGTTCCCTATTGGGTATACAGGAGTAAAAAATGGCATTGAAATTCAACAGAAGATGGAAAAAAATAGCAAAAGAAATAAGAGGTAAAAAATGAGACATAATAAAAAATGTAATTGTGATGCGTGCTTTGATAAAGGTGTTGGTGCAATTGAATATTGGATGGAGGATTAAATGAAATCAATACTTGATATCCTCGCAGACATGGAAATAATTATAGAGGATGCAGAGGGGGACCTTTGCATATTAAAACGTAAAGATGAGTGAAGAGTGGACCGACCATTTAACAATGGAAGAGTTGAATTTTAAAAAGCCCGAAAGTTGGGACGCCAAAGATTTTATTTTTAGTAATAAATATTATTGCCCTATATGTGCCACGCCCGAAGATGGCACCTGTCAAGTTTTAGTTGATTGGGAAATTGAAAAATGGGGCTCATGTAAAGTGCTCGAAGAGTAGGGTATATAAAGGGCTGTGATGTGAAGGCTGAGCCCGCAGTTTTCCACACGAGTGGGGGCGCCTCGCCCCCGCACCGCAACGCTTATATAGCGGTCCCCTATTCCCATATAATGAGCTTTGAGAATATAGTAAGGAACGCCTACCGGTTCAGGAGAGCCCCCTCACGCCCTCGTGTGAGTAACAAAAATAGCCACACCCTCGAGATATACGAGGCAATAGAGGCCCATAAATTGGGACTCGATGAGAAACACGCAACGCCCCTAAAGGAGAAGCCTTAAATAGGGGCTTGCGTTTGGTGTAGTATGTTAATGCATAAGTTTGATAGTCTGAAAGAAGCAGAAAATACAATAGGGGGTTTAAGTTCCCCCTCTAAAATGCCGTCTTATGGATGGAGTATTTCAGCCCGTCGGTGTGATGTAGGGAGTAAATTAGCTAAAAAAGAGGGAACCGTTTGTTATAACTGTTATGCTCTTAAAGGCCGTTATATGTTTCCCATGACCCAGAACGCTTTAGAAAGGCGCTTTAACGCTTGGAGTGGTGACCGTGAAAAATTTGTAGACGCTATGATTTTTATAATGCATAATAAAAAGCACATTGTAGATACTGGCGTTTTCCGTTGGTTTGATAGTGGTGACCTTCAAGGTATAAAAATGTTAGAGGATATTAATAATATAGCTTGGGCAAGTCCCCACGTTAAATTTTGGTTGCCTACAAAAGAATATACTTTAATAAAGGACCACTCTTTAGATATAGCACCTAATCTAATTATTAGAGTTAGCAACCCTAATAAAAATAAGAGCTTTAAAGATAGCTTCGATTATGTTAGCGCTGTATTTGATAAAGACAGACTCCCTAAAGATTCCCATAAATGCCCATCTTCTAAACAGGGTAATAAGTGCGGAAGCTGTCGGGCTTGCTGGTCGGATAAAATTAACGAGGTTGTTTATTTAGCCCATTAGAAGCCCCTATATAAAGGCGGGGGGTTTCCCCACGTGTGGACGCGCAGCGGGCTGCGGGACTGGACCGCTTTATATACCCCCTTCTTCTCAGTTCGGTCCTCAGTCGACATGAGATACCACAAAGCTTATAAGGAGTTCCACTACTGTATAGGTATGAGTAAAGGACACTGCGGAAGAATAACCGCTAAGGAATATGCAAAAGGAAGGGGTAAAAACCCTTGCGGCAAAACGGTATCAGTGGATGAGCCGTATGAGATTTACAAAGATGAGCGTTCAGGCTTTGAATGGAGAGTTTTAAAGAAGTATCAGACTCCTGAGAACGAAGCGAAAAATACTTTTGCTCGCTGGTTCTGTGCTGTTAAAAGTCCTATGACTTATGGCTCATGGGAAATGGGCGACGTCTACGCCAGAGACGTAAAGACATATGGGGAAAGGGTTAAATAGCCCTCCCATACTGGTATATTACAGTTACTTAAGTAACACGTGACCTGAAGTAATGACAACAAATTGAACCATACGCACCTTTGACACGACAAACTTGAAACCGCACGACCCATCCCTCAACGGTTACCTTAAGGGAGAGTAGCGCTTTAACTGATTCGAAATGCTGTATCTCGGTCCCTCACTTTGTATAGTTCAAAGAAAGCTATGATGTGAATTTACGATGTGGTTGCTGTCTCCCTCGCCTGACTGGAAACGGTTTGCCTTGGAGCAGGTCACCCCCCTAGATGGACCCCCTGCGTTCAACAAAGAACGGTCAGGTCCACGGGCAACCGCTCCCAACGTTAGACTTTTTGAATTGTTAACAGACTTTGGTGAAGTTGCCTAAACACTCCTATATAAAGGCGCGTCCACGCATGTGGAAAAACGCAGCGGAAACAGGGCGCTTTAAATACCCCCCTCGACCAAAACGACTCTATCGTCGTGAGAAAGCACCGAAAGACTTAAGACGCCCCCTGACTATACTATATCATGAGCTTAGAGACTAAGAGAGGACTGCCATGGCGGTCCGGTAGAGCTTCGACTGTCGACTACTTTGTAGAAGTCGGCACGACTCCATACGGCAAGTATGGTTTATATAAGGAAATGATTCCTATCGGCACTGGCCGAAGAGGAAAGCATTTGGAAATGGCAACTGAGATTCAGCTGTCTAATCCAGAGATTTTCGAGAATCTCACGCTAAGGCAAATAGTCAGCAGGGGATAAGCTTAAATAGGCTCCCCCTATTCTGAACTATGAGTAAAGCAAAGATGGATTACCTGTGGGCTCCAAAAGACGAGAAGCTTGTTAGTGGGCTTCTCGAACTTCTGGGAGTTGAAAAGGTCGGTAAGTCAGCACGTTACCCTACTGGGGTAAAGTATGATTGTCTGGTAGCTATTTGCGAAGTCGTTTCTTCTAACGAAAAGACTGCTTCAATGATTGCGTCAAGGACACACGACCTACAAAGTCACAGGAAAGCTGTCGGAAAGGCTCCAAGCATTGACTCTGTGGTTAACGCTCTCCAATCTGGAAAGATGTCGGAAGCAGACCTTAAAGAGGCGATGAAAAAGGCCGGACTGGTATAAGCAAGTAAAACGTAACGGGGTAAACGAAATTACCCCACCTTACAGTATTCGCCCTGTGATGAACAGGGCCTTACATTAAAGAGGTAAATAAGGCAAAACCGAACGGGAGACGCAAACAACATAATTCCTTTACGTTGAGGATTAAATGTCACACTTGGCAAAGTGAAGTCATGGTAGGGGCGCTTAAAGCCGTCATACTTCAACGACAGCGTAAAAGTGATGAAGGTTTAAACTCAAAAGGTTTAAATCGTAAAACCAAGGGGCGTTGTTTGGGTCTCGGCCTCTTATTCACAGTTATGCCCCCTTGACTTATCGTTAACGTATAATTAAATATCGAGATAAGAAACGCATTGGCGGGCCCGCTATATAAGGCGGGGGGCTAACAAAATTTTTCCACGGGAGAGGACGTTCTCAGCTCAGCTCTATTAATCTCTCAGTTTAAAATGCTTAGTCGGGCTTAGGCCCAAGTGAGAAAGGTTCTCAGTTCGCGTTTCAACATCTCAGTGTATCATCGCTCAGTCCGCATGAGAAAGCGCTACAAAGCAACAGTAAGGGGCCCTGAGAAGCCCGTCTCAGTTGGGCTTTGGGCTCTACTGAGCCAGTCGGTAGGCCTAAAAGAGAAAATGGAGGGCTTAGTAGGGCTTAAAACCCAAACTAAAACCAGTTTATGCTCAACCAAACCAGTTCAGTGTGTGAACAGAGAAAGAGTAAGGTAAATATCTGTCTTCACTATATTATAAGCTCTATTAAGAGCCCTATTAAGCAAAGCTTTATAAACCAAGCTCTACTAAGAGAGCTATACTAAGATAACTAAGCACTATTACTTACAGCAATATATAGCTTAACTGAGCCATGCTATAATATAGTTAATATAGTGCCCGATTTCTCAGCCCAAGCACAGGCACCACCGAAAAGCTTATAAAGGCACTCCCTTCTCTAAGGGCATGCACAAAACCGATGCAATGACGACTGATGTGATAGCTCAAATGCTGTCTCAGTTGAACAGTAAGCAACTACAAAAGTTGCTCAGCTCAACCCCGAACCGTAAAGGGTCGGAGATACGTGGAAAGAGAAATGCCCGAACTGAGGTATATTTCCAAAGAGTAAAGGACGAGGGATTATACCCTCACAATTATCCTACCTTCCCTCAGTTCAGAGAGGTATTGCTGTGAGAATGACATTAGCTGAATGGTGCCTTATGACTTGTGAATGTCCTGAGCCTAAACTGGCTGAGGACATAAACGATGTGTGCGAGGATTGTGGCTATTATTTGCCTCAGTCCAGCGAGGTAGCAGGATGATTAAACACGACGCAGTAAAGAAGTTCAATTCTTACATGACTCAGCACACGGACAGGTTGCCCCTGCTCAGTGTTGAGACGATTGAAGATAAACGCTTTATTGGCCTGAGAAGAACATTGGAAGGTGTCTACGGAGACATTGAGAACAATGCGTGGTCTGTGAGCCAGCACTTAGCTCGGCTCGTTGATGACCTCAGCTCAATGGAGCTTGATGATAAGAAAAGGTTGACAGGTATACTGAGTAAATACCAAGTGAAAGGTGAAGTAAGACCTGTTAGTGGAACTAAGACCTATGGCTACGACTTCAGCCGAGTTGATGGTAGTATGTATAAGAGAAGGAGGTCGAACTGATGGGTAAAAGAGATGATAGACCTTCCCCGACTGAATCCGCAACTAAGTTCATCGTAGGGTCAACTAAGATAGGTGGAGACGGACATAGGTGGATAGTAAGGGATTATCCAAAATCAGGGACTCGGAGATGGGTCAGATACTACCCGTATATGGAATCCGAACTGAAAGGAATTGCCCACGATGGTGAGGGACTCTACGATGATGGATATACCACCGTAGTTGAACACCTCAGGACGAGAGCTGACCCAAGTTACGACACAGGGAAAGATGTCTCAGTTGAGGACACCGATACATTTATAAAGGAGCATGCAGATGCAGATACGATGACTACAACCGACGTAGAACATGAGGGCTTAGGCGCACTTTTTGGTGATGCCGAAAGCCCCGAGCCAGTTGAGGAACCTACCCCCGAAGAAGTGGTAGAAATAGAGAAAGAAACAGTGATGTCTAAGCTGAGAGGCTCAGTCAATGTGCCTGAGGAGTTTAAGTTCGCAGACCACCTCACGTTCTTCACCATGCTAAGAAATATATTTCGTGGTAAGAACATACTGGTCACCGGACCCTCAGGATGTGGTAAGTCAAGTCTCGGTAAGATATTATCTGATATAACCGGAAAGAGTTACTATTCTTTTAACTTTGGTGATACTATGAATCCCTCAGCTAAGCTGTTGGGTGATACTAAGTATAACAAGGAAGAGGGAACATGGTTCAAACCTTCTCGGTTCGTTAAAGCCATCCAACAGGATTCATTTATCATGCTGGATGAGGTGACAAGGGACCGAACAGGTGACTTAGCTAATATTCTGATGCCTGTCCTTGATGGACAGAAGTATCTCGCTTTAGATGAGTCTGAGGATGCTGACTCAGTTACCGTTAGCCCCCAAGCCTTCTTCTATGCTACTGCCAACATAGGTAGAGAGTATCTCGGAGCAAGTCACGACTTGGACCGAGCTTGGAAGGACAGATTCACAGGTGGGATATATGAATTGGACTACCTTCCTCCAGACAAAGAGAAGGAATTGTTGAAGATACGAAGTCCTCAGTTGATGGACGACACCGCAGATAAGATAGTTGACTTTGCGAAGAGGGTTCGTGACCTATACAAGTCGGATGAGCTGGCTACGGCTGTCTCAACCCGTATGTGCTTGGCTGTGGCCGACCTCGTTGTAGACGGAATGAGCCTGATTGATGCATTGAAGCATACCTGTCTCCCTTTCTACCCTGTTCAGGGTGGAGATGACACTGAGAGGGTAAGGATTGTGCAAGTCATTCAGTCTATGGGGGATTAATGCCTAAGTTCGTAATAGAGCTGGACATGGAAGAATATGACATACTCCGAGACTACTATAATGAGTTCAAATATGATTCCGACCTTGCTTCGATTGAAGGGAGCATAGTTCATGGCATCGTATCTCAGCTCTTTGCATCATTTGAAATGGAGCCTGAACTATACCATGATACTACCCACTTCACGGGAACTGAGGAGGATTAAGATGGTTAGAAAGAAAGTATTACGAAGAAAGCATTGTTACTGGCATCAGGTTGCTAAGTCCATGCTTGAGCTTGGACTGAAGCCAACCATTGTTGGACACATAATCAGAGATGTCTTTCCTGAGACCGAGATAAATGGTCGCCATATTGGTGCGTTCAAGCGTAGATTGATAAAGGATGGTGAACTGAAGATTCCCGATAAGGTAACCATGAAAAGAAATGAAGCATCTCAGTTAGCGAAAGGACTTGTCTCAACTGAAGATTTATTCATATACAAATGTATGGTAGGCTCAACTAAGAGGACTCTCAAGTGTTTTGAGTTCAAATTCAAAGGCGAAGAGAAGGATGTATTGATGGAGGTAGACAAATGGTTATTGAACATGGACCACACAGAACTGAAAGCATAGACGATTGGGCTGAGGAGGAGGATGACCCATACTGCTACGGGTGTGATGCATGGACTACGGTTGATGACCACGATAACTGTGCAACGTGTGGTCTCTCAATTAAGACCATAGACCCTTATACTTCACCCATTACTGCCAAAGTTTACAGTTCCTCAGCCCCTAAGGTCTCATCTCATGGTGACATGTGGGGCAGAGGTAGAAGTAGTGGCTACACTTGGGGTAGTGGTGGAGGCTGGTGGCAAGGAAACTCAAGCTCTTCTTACACCTCTCAGTGGGGTGGTGGGTGGTCTTCATCCAATACAGACCGAGACGCACGTTTGCTGAAACATAAGAGGCATCTGGATTCTCTTTGTAAGGTTGTGTCACCAACTGTAAAACACACACTAAGCTATTCTACTGGTAAAAAGAACTATTCCAATATGGAAAGAGGGAGTATCTTTGTTGATGGCTCCTTACTCTATGATAATGATGATAAGCTGGATGTGGTGGCAGGTCTCTCAATTCACGAGAAGCTACACTTAGTTCATACTGCGCCATTATTGGCTTGGGAAAAGAAATATGGTTATGATAATGACCTGTCCATGACTAAGAAAAAACTATTACATAACATTGGTAATATCATCGAAGATGAGTTCATCGAGTCTCAGTTAGCTAAGACCCACGCTGGTTTCGTTAGCTACATAGAAAAGGTGAAACGTCATTATTTTGAGAAGCATGGCAAGAAGATTGAGGACTGTGATGATGCCTTCGCTGACGTAGTAAACACATTACTGGCCTTAGTTCGTTATCCTGAGGTGATTGATGCAGAGCGTAGAAAGAAACACGCTAAGCACCTTCAATACTTTGCACGAGCCCTGAAGACGGCAACTGAGAGTAGGGAAGAGTCCCTTAAAGCAGTTCAATCCTGTTATGAGTATCTCGTTCAGCTTGCTGAAGAGATGGCCGAAGCGAGCAAAGATGGTGACGAAGAAAGTATCATGAAACGAGCTGAGGATAAGATGGCTGACGTAATGAAAGCGTGGGCTAAGGCTGGAATGGAAGATAAGCTCAGCCCAGAGGAAAAGGAAGATATGCTCGAAAAGATGATAGAAGATGAGAGGGCGACGGATGAGAGGCATGGTCGCACAGGAGCAGAGCGTATTATAGAAGATGCTGACCCTAAGCTGGCGAAGAAGCTGGTAGCCTACGAAGAAGATTTAAAGAGCATCAGTGATGAACTCGCTAAGAGGATTGCCGACTTAGAGGATAGTGACTATTCTGAGGAAACTTATGGTAAGGACAAGGCTCTCGGCCTGAAAACAGGACTGAAAGTAACTTGGCGTAACCAGAAATCGTCGGGTGAAGAACGCTTTGGTCGAAGTAAGATTGCAGTATATGATGATGGTGTGGCTGAAATGAAGTCAGCTATATCTGGACTGAGGCGTAAGATAGACCTCTACGGTGATACTAAGATGTATACTATTCGTAACCAAAAGAGAGGAAGGCTTGATAAAAAGATGCTACATAAGATACCTCTCGGTAGAGATGACCTCTTTAAGAACATAGTCGTTGATGAGGATAAACCTCTGGATGTATGTCTCTTAATTGATGAATCGGGTAGTATGGGAAGTCATAAGATGAAGCATGCCCGTGAATGTGCTATTGCTCTACGTGAAGCACTAAAGGACAATCCTGCTCTCAGCTTATGGGTCTTTGGGCACACGGCTGATGGTTATTCATGGGATGATAAGGGTGCTACTAACATGTCCGTCTACTGGTCTCCTCAGTATCAAACTGATTTGAAGGCGATGGGTGGACTTCAAGCAAGGTCCGAGAACAGGGATGGCATGGCTATCCTCAGTTCAGCCGAGCGTGTTAGGAATGAATCCGACTCACCATCAAGCAACAAGCTGATGATAGTTATCTCAGATGGAGAGCCGTCTGCGGCTAAGTATAGAGGACACACCGCTATACAGCACACCCGTAAGGTAGTGAAGCACATTGAGTCTCAGGGCTGGAGTGTGATTCAGGTGGGTATAAGTGGAGCGAGAGAGCATACAATGAAGGATATGTTTAAGAACTGGCTTTACATTGACGATTCATCTCAGCTCGCCAACAAGGTGAGCCGAATCATCAGGAAGGTGATAAAGGTATGAACAATTACGAAAAGATATTCGAGATGTTAATTGAGGCCATCATAGAAGATGCTATGAACGGAGGCGTTCAGATAGACATGGATGAAGTAGAGAAAGCAGAAGCTATGTATGAACCTTAAAGCCCCTCCTCATCTCGAGGAAGCTGGTTGGTATCTACTCGTAGCTTTCTTCATAATAATTTGGATGTGGATATTTATATTCGCATCCCCTTAGGTGATAGGACATAAGTTGAGCAACCCTTACTTAGTCGGTTTTGCTCATACTCCGCTCAGCTTGTGTCCCACCAAATTCAGCTGGGGTTTTCCCCACTGAGAAGCATACGCAACAAAGACTTGGATTTTGAAACTTAGACAGGATGATTTTATGCGCTCAAGGAGTAAGTTATACTGCCGAATACCCAATCAACGATGGTAGGTGGTCCCTGAACGATAAACAAGGAAGCCGGAAAATCATTAGGCTGGGAAGAGAGAGTAGACTATACATTCCTAATCATAATGGAATACACAGCCAACTCGGATGAGGCACGGCCTCATTTTCTCAGCTCAGTGTGTAAGTCTGGACCGATTCTGGTTCGTGAGAAGCACAGCAACACTGAGGTAGGGTGGATGAAAGGTAGGGTAGTAATATCTGAGAAACACTCGGAAGCCTTATCACTGTTGAATCCCTACCAAACTAAGAGGAGAACGGGTGCTGGTCCGTTCTTAAACCTGAACCGATGAAGCAAGGACATCCTCTCCTAAGAGTCGCTGGTGAGGATGTATGAATGCCTTTCCCTCATATAGAGGAGATTGATGTATCTATACTCAGACCGGACTCTACTAAGAAGTCATCCTCTCTTTGTTGCACCACAACCTTTATATAGGTATTTCAATTATAATGAAATGTCGTATAGGAGAAATGAAATATGATGAGAAGAATAATGGTATGGTTAGATACTAAATTTGGATTTAGTGAGAGAAAATTGACCTTAAGGCCGAGGAGATATAAAAAATGAAAGAAAAGAAAGGAATAGAAATGATGTCCGGTGTAATGACCGAACTGAATGAGATAGCCAGTCTGATATTTTATCAGGCTAAAGACAGCGAGTTGGATGGCTGGTTGAGAAAGGTCATCAAAGACGGCTGGTGGGAACCTGCACACGATACTAAAGCACGAAGTGAATTGATTAATTCAATCTCTCGACGTAGCCACCTAAAGGAGTGGGACACCCCTCGTAAATGAGACATGACAACAGACAGAAGTGAAGCGATAAGATTTATGAAAATCGTATTGGATTGGTGTAGCCCTCAGGTGGCACGAAGCATGATGGATGACATGCAGTTCTACATAGGTGACGTAACGGACAATGAATCCATCAGGGATTCAATTAAGATGGTCCGTAAGGCAATCTATGACCGAGCTGAGGAAAATCTAATGTTGGGAGACACTGACGAATACATCTCAGAACATGGTGCATGTTGCAGAAATGGCTGTGAGAAGTGTGAGCGTTGATGTTAGCTGATAAACGTTGCAGAGATTGTGGGAGACATATCTCTATCGCTGAGGAGAGTTTAGGGCGTGGAGGGAGATGTATCCTATGCTCTACAAAGATGATATAAGCTCTACACAGCAAGCTTTATATAGACATAAGGAGAGATATAATATAGCAAGCATAGTATATACTAACCACTATACTTGCTTAATGGAGCTATGAATGGGGAGACCATCACCACAGAAGTCGGGAAAGAACTTTGAGAATGAAATCAGGAGAAGTCTCAAGTCAAGCCGTCACATCTGGTGGTTCAGAATACAGGACACAAATGATATCACTCGAACTATTAAAGTCAAAGTTAAAGCCGTCGAGAAAGACTACGGCAAAGAGGGGTGGGCTCATGGCTACAAAGGACTCGTTGGCAAATCGCCAGCTGATTTCTTCACGGTGTTCAAAGGACGACCAGTTATGCTCGAGGCTAAAACTTCTCGGAATCTTACTTCTTTCCCTCTTTGGTATGGTAGTAATCGTGCTATCCCTAAGCACCAAGTGAGCTATGGAGAAGGCTTAGTGAGAGCTGGCGGAATTGCGCTCATCCTAATACGAAGAGAGGAGTATCGCAACAAGAAGTGCTACGCAATCACCCCGTCTCAGGCCAAGTATCTCTATTCAAAGGCGTTCAAGAGAAAGTCTGCGAAGTGGGAGTGGTTTGAGGAACACGCCTACAAGGTGGATAGATTGAAAGCACCCCTGAGATGGAACCTGCATAAGCTTTATGAACAAATAATATGATATTAGATTGTATATTCTGTCGGAGAGTGAGTCTCAACAGCAAGCACTTCCAGACTTATGTTTGTGATGATTGCTATGACAATCAACAAGCTGAGAAGAAAGCACTACTGGAAGCAGAAGAAAGGAGTTATGAATTAGATGAGTAAAGAAGAGTTTTGTTATGGGTGGCTTCAGTTGTTTATCCTGCTGAGTATTTGGGGGATATAATGAAACCTACCTACTACAAAGCCTTATGGCATAACTGCGGCAAATGTAAGCTACACTTTATGAGTGAAGCCCCTCATCTCAAGGCGTATCTCTGTGACGAGTGCTGGAATAAGATGCCCCATTACAGGACAACAAACGTGCAGAAGGTAAAGAAAGGCCCTACCCATAACTTACCCCATATTCTAAGAGACATATCGTCAACGGAGATAATGTTATATACAATAGGCAACCTAATATGTTTAGCCATAGTAGGCTATTATCTATGGTTTAAATAGGGAGAATATGTCAACAACAAGATGTGAGAGGTGCAACGGCAGAGCCATCGTCATAAATGAACATGGTGATTGGAGATGTGTCAGGTGCGACCCAAAGAAATATGATTAAGTGTTACAAGTGTGGTAAAGC